GATCACAAGTATTAACAAATTTTACTCCGGGTTCAATAGCCATAGTGTTTCAAACTGTTTATGATGCGGAAGCTGTTCCGACAATTACAGGATCTCCGCTAGCGTTAACATTTTTAAATAATAATACTAGAACAGTACAAACTGCAACCATGAAATCAGTTATATATCTTGTACAAAATAACACTTCTAGTACAGTAACAGAAACAATAACTAGTACTTCATCAACAGTAAACTTAAGATATTATAGATTTAGGTAAAGGTAATCATGACACTTTATTCAAAGAACGGATCGTATCCGCAACCAATACCATTTAGAATTATACTTTCTGATGGTAGAACTAGAACAGATCCAACTTCATTTAGTGAAGAAGAAATTGCTGATGCAGGTTACATTGAGGTTGCTGATCCTCCTACTGTAGCTAGTAATGAAGTTTTACAATGGGCTGGTACTGATTGGTTAGTCAGAAATAAAACTGCGGACGAACTTCAAAATGAAGCTCTGGTAAGAAAAACTGAGCTTTCTGCACAGATAAATGCATATCGTGATAAGTTAATTTCTGCAGGATTCTGGTTTAATGGAGTTAGATTTGATAGCAGACCAGAAGATCAAAAAAGAATTAACGGAAGTGCTCTGTTAGCTTTTATGGCGATTTCTGCTGGTGCGCAAGAAGGCGACTATTACTGGCATGGCGGAACAGAACCTTTTGCTTGGATCGCCTACGATAATTCCATCGTTCAGATGGATGCGCAAACGGTTATTGAATTTGGTAAGGCTGCAGCAGAGCACGAAAGAGCGCATGTATTTGCAGCCAGAACACTAAAAGATATGGATCCAATTCCGGACGATATTACTAATCCAGAATATTGGCCAGTTGACTGATTATAAATAGATATAAATTAAGGAGATAAAAATGGCAATTACATATACTTGGAAAATAACTGGTTTGAAAGCTAGAGATGAAGGCGGACACACAAATGCTGTGGTCCAAACTTATTGGCAGAAAATCGGTACTGACGAAAACGGAAATCAGGGAACTTTTTCCGGAGCTACACCATTTACGGCTGCTGATGTTCCAGCTGGTCAGTTTATTCCTTATGAAGAATTAACTGAAGAAATCGTAATTGGATGGATTCAATCTGTCGTTGTTGGTGGATACGAAGGACACGTTAACGCCCAAATTCAAAAGCAGATTGATGCCATTGTTAATCCTATAGTTGAACCAGGATTGCCATGGGCTCCAGCTCCAGTTCCAGAACCAGCCCCAATACCTGAGCCTATTCCTGCACCAGCAGCAAATACTAGTTCCCCATTAACACCTGAAGAATAATACTAGGAGAATAATATGAATAAAGTATCTTTAACTGATTTGGATTTAAACGAAGTCAATCTTTTAATTGCTGGTTTAATGGAACTACCAGCCAAAGCATCTATGCCTCTCTACTCTAAGATTAAAACTCAGGTAGATGCACAGATGAACAAGGAAAACGAAACTAACGCTTTACCTTGGAACAAAGAGTAATTTGATTGTATAAATACGACGTGTTATATAACACAATGATGTTAACATTAACTTGAGGTTAAATAATGAATAAGTTCACTCTATCTTTGAGCGTTGAGCAAATCAATGTAATTTTTGCTGCGCTAGGTAAGCTACCATTCGAGTCAGTTTTTGGCTTGATTAACGAATTAAACGCCCAGCTGGCACCACAGGCAGGCAACGTAGAATCTGCTGCAGTTTCCGATTCCGATTTGCCTAGCGAAGAAGAATAATAGTTTTTAAATATTGTTTATTATGGGCGTCTTTTGTAATGAAAACAATTAGACGCCCGTATTTTTTACGAGGGAAATATGACAAATTGGCCACTACAACGCGACTGTAATATCTTTTATGGTAACCCAAGAGGAAAGAACGTAACTCAGCCTTCCGCAAAATGGGAATCAGAGTATCTGGTTTTCTTTAAGCCACCATTTCATATTACGTATGCTGGCAAACCTGTAGCTCAATTCAAGGTAAACAAGAATTGTCTTGTTGGTTTCCAAGAAGCATTTAACAATCTACACAAAGCTGCTGGTGGTAAACAAAAGACATTAGATCACTGGGGTGTATCAACCTTTGCTGGTTGCTATAACTATCGCTTGATGCGTGGCGGTAACAGTTTGTCGATGCATTCATGGGGCTGTGCTATTGATCTTGATCCTGCCAACAATTCACTCTCAGATAATACTCCACGTTTTGCTCAGTTCCCTGAAGTTCTGGATGCATGGTACAAAGCTGGTGCATTGTGGGGTGGTGATTGGGATGGCGATAAGGATACACTAGACGAACGTCGCTGCGATGGTATGCACTGGCAGTTTGCGAGATTGAAATAATGGAAGAAAGCTGGCTGAAACAATATTGGAGACCTGCGATCGCATGGCAATATTTTGCTGTGTGTATTTGCGACTTCATTATTTTTCCAGCCATGTGGACATATTTCACAAAACAACCATATGATCCCATTACTCTAAAAGAAGGTGGATTCTATCATCTGGCCATGGCAGCAATTATAGGTGTGGCTGCTTGGACGAGGGGTCAAGAAAAAATTCAACGTATTGTATCTGGTGAAGAAATTATAGAAACTATAACTACAACCCAAACACCAACTAAAGGCAAATAATCATGTTAGCACTACTATCACCCTTTTTTGGTATTATTGGAAGTCTATTGCCTTCCGTTGTGAGAATATTTGAGCGCAAGCAGGAGATTAAATATGAAATTGAACTTACCAAAATTAAACTTGAAGCTGCTGAGAAGCAAGCCGATCTCAATTTCAATATTGAAATGGTCAAGGGTGACTCTGAGTCACGACAATCTGCTCTTGATCATGATAAGTCTCTTGATGGTGGAAAGTTTATCAACGCATTACGCGCTTCTGTTCGTCCGGTAATCACTTACACATTTTTCTTTGTTTTCATTGCTGTAAAAGTAGCAGCCGCACACGTTATGCTTACTACAGGTCAATCTGTTCCTGAAATGTTAAGAGCAGTTTGGGACCTAGAAACTATGGCTCTGTTCTCTACAATCATTGCTTTCTGGTTTGGTAGCCGTGTGATAGAAAAGCAAGAGCGTCTGCCGCAAACCCAAGTCACATTTACTACTAAAAAGAAGTAATAGCTCTTCTAATAAATAGTGTTAAAACGGAGAGTTAAATGGCATCCCCAACAACAAGATCTGAGTTTAAAGAAAATTGCCTTCGTCGATTAGGTAAACCTGTCATCGAGATTAACGTCGATGAAGATCAGGTTGAGGATAGGATCGATGAAGCTCTCCGCTATTATTGGGACTATCATTTCGACGGTTCGTCAAAAACGTACTACAAGTACCAAGTTACACAACAAGATAAGACCAACCAATACATCACTATCCCCGAGAACATCATTGGGGTTGTTAATATCTTTGATCTCGGGTCAGCTCTTGGTACTAATAACTTATTTAATATTCGTTATCAAATCGCACTTAATGACCTTTATACACTTACTAGTGTGTCAATGGTTCCATATTACATGGCTATGCAACATATTCAATTCCTAGAGTTCCTATTGGTTGGTAAACAGCCTCTAAGATATAATAGAAATACAAACCGTTTGTATATTGATATGGATTGGGATAGAATTAATGGTGGTGAATTCTTAGTAGTTGAGGCTTATGAAGTTGTAGATCCGGATCTATACGTGGACGTTTGGAAAGATCGTTGGCTATTAAGATATGCTGCTTGTTTAATTAAGCAGCAGTGGGGAACAAACCTTAAGAAGTTTGAGGGTATGAAAATGCCAGGAGGTTTGTCTTTTAATGGTCAACAAATTTACAACGAGGCTACTGACGAAAGAGAAAAGTTAGAGCAGGAAATGATCTATACATACAGCTTGCCTGCTACAGATATGATTGGCTAAAAATGGCAACCAACTTTTTCTTTAATAATTTCCAGTCTTCTCAAGAACAATTGTTACTTGAAAATCTTATCATAGAATCTATTAAGGTCTATGGCGAAGATATGTATTACCTTCCTAGAACTCTTAATAATTATGATGAAGTTTATGGCGCTGACGATCAGTCTAGTTATGATACTGCGTACATGGTCGAAATGTATATTAAATCAATTGATGGGTTCTCTGGCGATGGTAACTTTTTATCTAAGTTTGGTTTAGAAATTAGAGATAGAGTTATATTTTCAGTAGCTCAAAGAATTTTCAGCGAAGAAGTTGGAATGCATTCTAACCAAGTTCGTCCAAACGAAGGCGATCTTATTTACTTCCCTTTAAATAGAAAATGCTTTCAAATCAAATACGTTAACAAACAGGAAATGTTTTATCAGCTTGGCGCTCTCCAAACTTGGGAGGTTACTTGCGAATTATTTGAATACTCTGGCGAAAAATTAAATACAGGTATACCTGAGATCGATATTCTTCAAACTAAATTCGACACTAACCAGTTTACGTTTGCTATCCGTAGCGATAATGATGGAAGCATAATTGCTGACGAAGAAGGTAATATTCTTATCCTTGAAGGTTCTAGTATGGACGATCTAATTCCTGCTGCCGAGAATGATGAGATCCAAAGAGAATCTGATTTGTTTGTTGACTTTACAGCTTACGATCCGTTTAGTGAAAGAACAATTTAATGTTTGGCAATCCGTTTTACTTTAGCCTTATTCGCAAATATGTTATTCTTGTCGGAACTCTGTTTAACAATGTCCGTATAACACGTTCAGATTCTACTGGCAATCAAACAGCTTTGATTAAAGTTCCTATTACGTATGCACCAAAAGATAAAATGTTGGCTCGTGTAATTCAAGACACAGCTATCGATCGCCAAACAGCCACGATTCCTTTACCTGCAATTTCTTTTGAAATGGGCAGAATGACCTATGATGGTACTAGGAAGTTAAATACTATAGGTAAAGTTTCAGTTAAAGACGTTACTAACGCTAGCAAATTTAAATATCAGTACAACCCAGTTCCATATAATATAGAATTTAAGGTGTACATATATGCTAAAAATGCTGAAGACGGCACTAAGATAATTGAGCAAATACTTCCATATTTTACTCCAGATTGGACTACCACAGTAAACCTTATTCCTGAAATGGAAGTTACTATGGACATTCCAGTTACGTTAAATAATATTGGTTACTCTGATACTTACGACGGCGATTTCAAAGATCGCAGAGCAATTATTTGGACTTTAGATTTAGTATTGAAGGGATACATATATGGACCTGTTAAAAAATCTGGTATTATTAAGTTCATTAACGCTAATTTCTACATACCTGATGTGGAAGATCTCCAGTTACAAACCGCAGTTGGTAACACTCCGATCGCAGAAAAAGTTACGATACAACCAGGATTAGCAGCGAACGGATCCCCAATAAACTATTTTGGTGGACCAAATCCAAACACTGGCACGATACCTTATATACAGATTGATGCCGACGACGACTTTGGATTTATAACTCAAATTTATGGAGCTGATGAAATTTCTAATGAGTGATGAAAATAATGATGATCCGATTGGTAAAGCTTTAGGGCTAACGCCTATTGAAAAAACTAATGATGTTATTTCGAATATGTTAGTAGATGCGCATAACGATAGCGCCAAAAATGATTTCGAGGCGGCTCGAGCAAATATCCACGAAATGCTACAAAACGGCAGCGAGGCAATGCATAAGTTAGCTCTTATTGCAGAAAGTTCGCAGCACCCCAACGCATTTGAAGTTTTAGGCAAACTTACTGACAC